GGCCGCCGTCGCACGTTTCGTCAAGAAACGTGCGGCAGACCTAGAATACCGAACCTATGAGGTCCAGAACGCTGCGGACTACATAAGGAAGATCCGGTTCGGCCAACTCCCGACTCTCGGTGAGATCAAAACCCTCGAAGATATATTCGGGGAAGGTATGAGCGGCGCGTTGCTGAACCTTTTTCCCCATGACAAGAAGTTCTGGGATGAGGTCGCTGATTGGGTCGGGCTACCGAAGGCGATCGGTTCATCGTTAGACGCCTCGGCAACGCTACGCCAGGGCGGGGTCTTCGCCACGTCACAGCTACGAGAGATTCGGGATGCGTTCGCGGCACAACTCCATGCGTTTGTCTCTGAGGAGTACGCCCAATCGGTTGACGCGGCGATCCGGAACCACAGGCACTTCAACAAGGCCCGTAGCAGCAAGGTCTATTTCGCCCCGTTGGGTGACAGCAAATATGCTCAACTCACGGCTCGTGAGGAGCACTACCTCACTACCAAGGGCGGGAAGATCCCCGGTGTCAAGCAGTCAGAACGTGGGTACGTCACGTTCCTGAACAAGCTGCGACACGACGTGTTCTACCACCAGATCGATGCCTGGGAAAGAACAGGGGTCCGCTTCGGTGAGAAGGATATGGACGCGCTGGCCCGGTATATCAACTGGGCGACAGGCCGCGGGCCCATGTTCCAGATAACACGCGGGAACAAGGCATTTCAGGCGTTCATGAACGCCATCTTCTGGGCCCCGAGGTTCGTGGTTAGCCGGACGTTCCTGCCTGTGCTGTTCTTGCCCGGTATGTCCACGAACCTCGTTCGCAGGAAGATGGCTCGGAACCTCGCAGCGTACGTGGCAACTCGGTCCACCCTGATCGGTCTACTGGTGGCGACAGGTGCGGCGACGGTGGAACTGAATCCACAATCCGCGAACTTCGGGAAGATAGTCGTCGGTGGTAGGTTCCGGTACGACCCGTGGTCCGGGTTCTCGCAGTCGATACGGCTGATTGCACAGATGGTAACTAAGGCCCGTAAGCCTCAGACAGGCGTGGGCACGGTGGACGTGGACCCGGGGCAAACCCTGTTCAGAGCGGGCCGATCGAAACTGGCCCCAATCGCCGCGCTCGCCGCTGATGTCTGGTACGGGGAGGACTTCATCGGGAGACCGTGGTGGGATCCGCTCGTGCGTCTGGAGGGGATCAACATCAACGCTGGTGACTTCATGGAGGCGATGGTATTGGAGGACAGCGTTTTCGGTGCCGTCTTCGCTATACCTGCACTCCTGGGTGTTGGGTTCAACGCTTACGACACTCCGGGCACCAGTAGGGCCAGTAGGGGAGGTACAGGCGGCGGACCGTTGCAGCGAGCACGAGATCGTCGATCGGCTCCCACGGGTGGGGGCGGCTCCGTTGCACGAACCGGAGCCGCAAGCGGTGGCGGCGCGTTGGCCTCGTCACGCCGGAGACGAGAACTCCTCAACCGATGACCATCACGTACACGAACAGGGCCGTGAACAACCGTCTCGTGCGATGCACGACTCCTGGGTGCAACGTACCGGCCTTCGAGGTCCGGGAACGTGAGATCGTTCATATAGCGAGGCACCACGGGGAGTACCACGAAAGCCGTTATCAGATAGACCAACTTGACAACATGACACCGCACCGTACAGGCTAGGTACACATAGACGCGCCCGGAGCGCCCTTGTTTCGTCGTGAAAGCGGTGGGACAAGGGCGTTCTCTATTAGCTGCGGCAACCCGAAAGGCCAACCCGCGGTGAGGAGTGACGGATGACACAGGAAGGTTCCCAGGCGGAAGAACAGGTAGTCCCAACCCCCGAGGTTGAGGTCGAGGCTTCGCAAGAGGCAATCGACGCGATCGCAGGGAAATCGGAGCCCGAACCTGAACTAACCGTCGAGGAATACCGGGCTCAGTTATCAGAGCTACGTTCTGAGAAGGATGCGCTCGAACAACGAGTCAACACCGTCAATGGGCGAGTACGCAGCGAGCGCGAACGGGATGCTGCGATGGCAGAAGTCCGATTGGGAATCTCAGCGATTACGGATCATCTCTCGAACCCCGATGCCGATCCGTTGTCCCTACGAGACCGATTGGAAACCATCAACGCAGACAGAGACTTCGATGAGTACAACCGCGACTTGGTGAAGAACATCAACGACCGGCTTGATTCTCTAGGGTTGTCTGACCAGGATCCTGTGCTCAAGGGAATTGCAAACGAATGGGGAGAAACCCTCAACCGTGACGGGCGTAGCGACAAGGACATCTACCAGCACTTCTCACAGGCCAACTCTCGGATCGACGCGATGTCGGTTGACCACCTCAAGGACCAAGTGAAGGCCGCTGAACAGCGCGGGCTCGAATCAGCCAACGAACGGTTGAAGGCGGGCGGCGCTCGTAATATGGGAACTGGTAAGGGTGTTGGGAGCGTACCCGTTGACACTTCTGGAATGACTGCTGACCAGATGATCCAGAGGGGTCTCTCCGAACAGCGTGAGGGTCAAACCTCCCGCGTTTATCAATAAGGAGAATCCTCGATGCCGACACTTAGCGAGTACCAAAAACTCGAAAAGGATATGGTCGTCGCGGGCATCTACCAGAACATCATCACCGCCGATGCACTAACGGCGATGTTGTCGTTCAAGTCCTTCGAGGGCAACTCGATGGTCTACAACCGGGAGAATGTCCTGCCGACGTCTTCGACTCATGCGGTCGGTGATACGTGGGAGACGACTGAGCCCACGTTCACGAAGAAAACCGCCTCCCTCACGATCGTTGGCTCCCAGAGTGGGGTAGATCTGTTCGCTGCGGAGACCCTCTCCAGCGTTCAGTCCCAGGAAGCCGCGGTGATGTCGCTCATGGCGAAGTCCCTGAGCCGGAAGATCGCCCAGTTGGTCATCCAGGGTGAGCCAGAGGCCACCGCGACCCATTGGGAGGGCCTGGACAGCCTCGTGCGGTCCGAGACCCGGATGATGGCGATGGACGATGGAAACGTAGACGGCCCTGGTACTGCGGAGACCGAACTGACGCTGGACCGTTTGGACGCCATGATCGACCAGATCGATGACTCGCAGACCAAGCCGGACGCGCTGATTATGAACGCGACTATGCGGAGGAAGCTCACCGCTCTCAGCCGTGTACCGGGTTCCGGCGTGATGATGAACGAGATCGATATGTTCGGGCACCGTGTCCGGACCTACGACGGTATCCCGATGATCACGACCAACTGGATCACCGACGAAGAGCAATACAACGCTTCGGGAACGTGGCCGTCCTCGACTGCCACCACGATCTTCGCGGTGCAGTTCGGGCAGGAGAAGGAAGGCTACACGCTGATCCACAACGGCGACGTGCTAACGCCGCGTGTCAGGGATCTGGGCGTGAAGCGGGACGCTGAGTTCCACGAGAAACGCATGGTCGCCTACCTACAGGCAGTTACCTTCTCCTCGAAGAAGATCGCAGCCCTTGGTGGGATCGACTCAGCCGCATAGAACCTAGAAGTTCACTAGGAAGGAGCCACAGTCATGGCAGACCCTTACGTTCGACAGGCAAGAGGAGTGTTCACCGGCACGATCGGTTCCACCGACGTAACCGCTGGTGATGCCGTCTACTTCGATGGAACCGACTGGGAACTCGCTGACGCGGACGACAATACGAAGTACGCCGAGGCGTTCGCCGTCAACAGTTCCTCCGCTGGAGAGGTCGGCACGTTTGCTCAAAGCGGCATCATCGTTGACACCGACGCTCCGTACACCTATAGCAACACGCACTACCTCCACACAACGGCTGGCAGCCTAACGGCCACACGACCGACTGGTGCCAACAACCTTATCCAGGTGCTCGGCTACGCGCTCTCCTCGAGCGAGTTGAAGGTTGAGGCCCGGATACCCCATGAGATCACGGTTTCAATGCAGTTCCCGTACACGACGCACGCAGCGCCACAGGACCGGGATAACGACTACATGGGCCTCGGGTTGGACGACGATAACGCCGAGGTAGGTTGCGGGTTCATGGTCCCGCAGAACTGCGTCAGCACAACCGCTGTGATCTCGTACCTCTGGTGGTGCGGTACTGGGACGCTCCTTGACACAAGCGACACCTACACCATCGACGTTTCGGGTGGTGTAGATGACGAGACCACTTCGGCAACGACTGACGGGATCGGCGCAGCGTCTCTCGCGGTCGCAGCGAATGACCTTGCCAATGCGGACGTCTCAGCGGCGTTCAACGCGAGCGGCATCATCGAGGCCGGGAACTACGTTGGTATCGCCGTCAAGAAGGACGCTGAAGGAACCGGTGGTGACGATCCGATCATGCTCGGAGTTGAGGTAGTGCTCCTGGTCGTCTAGGAGACACGGAAAAGAGAGGGGGCGGGCTCCCACGAGCCCGCCCCCACAGGAAAGGGTCTACGTGCAAGTTCCAACGAATGTGACCAGTAGGAGTGCGACAAAGAAGTTCGATCACTACGAACTGACGCACTTCGCTCTTGGTGGTCATCCGATTGGCATAACGGTGTCGGAACGCAAGCTCCACGTCGCCGGAGAGGATCTGAGCGTCGAGGAGTGGTTGCGTATCACAGATCGTGTGAAAACGGCTCTTGAGCATGAAGGGCTCGTAGACCGCCCTGAGAAGTTCGAGAACGCTGCACCTTGGGAGGGTAGGTCCTCCACGTTCCTTTCCAGGAACGTGATGCAGATCCACGAGCAGCAGGGCGGATACCTGAAACGTGCTCCGTGGTGGTTACGACCGTTCTTCCGATCTGTTGTGACCAGGGAGGAATACCGTGGACAAGATTGAGTTCAGTGGGGTGAGGTAAACGATGGCTGGTTACACCTGTGGATGCGGAGCGGAACTCAAGAGCAGCGCACGCCAGCGCATAGCTCAACACGAGCGCACGAATGGGCACCTGGAGTGGGCTGCTAGGCCCGAGGATGCCCCTGAGACCACCGTTGGGCAGGACGCGATCGGCGCTGAGACTGACCACGGATTGTCCGCCGCTCTGATCGCATCCATCGATGGGATCGACCTCCACGAGCACGTACCATTGAAAGAGGTAGTGGAGAACCCAAACAACTTCACACCCCAGACGAGGGCGAAGATCACCCGCTTCTACTTCGGGTTACAGGGATGGCCGTCCGACGAACAGCCGTTATCGGTCGCTGAGTTCCTTGAGCAGAACAAAGTCCCGATCAAGCCACCGGCTAGACCCGTGATGTTCAACCCTCCGCTCCCGGAGGAACCCGAGATAGTCAATCAGTCCGGCCTCCCGGTCGGATGAGGTAATAGATCATGGCAAACACGATGCTCGCTCAAAAGAGCGACATTATTTCGATGGAGCAGGAGACGTCGAAGTTCGGCTCTAGTGCAACGCTCGCAACGGCATCGTTCTCGGTGCCTGCGAACACCGGGGACATCGAGTGCTACCCGTCCGCTGCCTGCCATTTCAACCCGGTTGGAGCGGCCACATCGTCGTTCATGCACGCGGTCCAGGCGGGCGAGATGTTCCGTATCAAGCACAAGGACATCGCCACCGCTCAGATCATCGGTGACGCTGGTGCGATCACCCTAACCGTGGCCTACAAGCGCGGTGCTGGTAGGGCGGACGGCGGCGGTTCACTCTCCAGGCCGTACTAGGAAGAAGTAGCTTCGACAACTGTATCCGCGGCGGGGAATGAGACCGACCGCGAAGGGGAGAAAGAGGCCCAGATATGTTAGGCGACCGACTCACAACGACTGTCACCACGACAGCCACGAACATCGACCTAAACGCCGATGGACACTCGGTACTCGTTGACCTGAACATCGCATCGTCATGGGACGGCACGGTTGACTTCCAGGCAACGATCGACGGTTCCAACTACTTCAATGTTCCGTATCTGGCGTTGGGGACGATCACGCCCGCGGCGTCGGTAGCACAACTGACGAGCCTATCCACGGCGCGGTATCTCCTCCCTGGGCCATTGACTCAGGTAAGGCTCAACTGCGCCGCAGGGAGTACGGGGACGCTCACGGCGATCTACCGGGTGGTTCCGAACAACGGATCCGATGGCACCGCCGTGGCTATGGTCCAATCCTCTGGTTCAGATGCCAGAAGTGCCGACGACGATAGAATGGAAGTTGAGTCCTCGCTTTACGGGTACGCTCCAGATGGATCGTGGGACCGTCTCAGGACTATTGGTGATACTGCCGGGCAAGGGCTAGGTGTTCTAGCGGTATCCCCCGCCGCGCATAAGTATGTAAGCCGAAACGACCAGTCAGGCGCAGGACTAGATTTCCAAGTGAAGTCAGGAGCAGGATTCCTGCACACTATCACGCTTGGCGAGCAGGCTTCTACAGGACGTCTCACAGTGTACGACAGCCTTACCGAGACAGGGACAATTATCGCCCAGATCTATGTTGGTACTGAGAATGTGCCTGCCACTCTCACATTCGACGTGGCCTTCGCGACTGGACTTTATATCGGAGCGGACTCAGGGGCCTCAGCAGATCTCTCGATCTCATACACATAGGAAAACCAATGGATATTAGAATCATCGGCGGTTGGCAAGGTGTAGAGGAAACAGTGGACTGGGTAGAGAAACCAGGAAAGGCTCGGACGGCCAAGCAAGTCCGCCGCGTCAATTTCCAACTCGTTGGAGATGACGGCGAGCCGGTTGGAGCCGTCCAGGGTATACGGATACCGAGAAAGCACACGCAGGCAGAAACGCACGCTGCCCTGCGAGCCCACGCCAACGCGGTCATTCCGACATTTCTTGTAGCTCCGCCAGCAGACGACGAAGTAATCTCGGTGGAATAGACTTACGAGGCCATAGATGCCGACCACGACACGCGCATCGCTGCGTCAGACACTCTCGGAGTCCATCGGAGACTACTGGACGTCCACGACCACATCTTCTATCGATGCTTCCTCTGTGGCGGATACGACGCTGCAAGACAAGATCCCGGAGGCGAAGGACGACGATGGCGTTGTCGGCTGGTTCGTTCGCCTAACAAGCGGCGCTGCCTCGGGCCAGATCGGCCAGGTAACGGCGTACACGGCATCGACCGGAGATATGACGATGGCATCCGCGTTCAGCGCGCCGGTTGCCTCCGGGGTGACGTTCGAGCTTCACCGGATCCCCCCGTCGTTGAAGGACACGGCGATCGACCGTGCCTGCATCGACTCTTGGCCTCACCTGTACCTCGGGAAGCGCGATGAGACCCTCGTGGTGGACGATCTTCTCTCCAATGGTGGGTTCGAGACGTTCTCGGGCGGGTTCACCGGCTGGACCGAAACGGGATCCCCAACCGTGACCGCTGAGACCACGATCGTATGGCACGGTTCCCAGGCAGCGAAGATCGTCGCTGGCGGTCTAGCTACGATGTATCAAGCGCCATCTGTGAACGTATCGGAACTCGCTGGGAAAACCATGACGTTCCGCTGCCGTGGGTGGGCCAGCGCCTCATCGAAGCTACGGTGCCGGTTGGACTTCGTAACCGGCACATCCAGCGACGTTATCGATGGTGACTACCACACTGGAGATTCGTCCTGGAGGCTCCTCACGGCCTCCGGGACGGTCCCCACTAACGCTACGACGGTTCGGGCGGTCATCGAGGTCGCGGCGAGTGCCACCGCCTACGCAGATCTCGCACGGTTGATGGGGGACGCGGTTTACAAGTACACGATCCCCGAGGCGGTCATCGAACTCAACACGCTCACGCAGCAATACAACGAGGACGACGTGGACGGGCCGTACTACGGTTTCGGTGATGGGCGCAAGACGCCCACCGCGGGCCGTCTGCTGCGTTTGGAGGGTCGGGGCCATCTGACACAGCCCACGGACGACACAACGGCCACAGTGGAGATCGGGGAGCCGCACATCCAGCTGTTCACGGCGTATGCGGCTCAGTTCCTCGCTCGGGCGGGGTGGTTACAGACCAACGCTCGTGAACGAGACCGTGAGTGGCAGACGACACGATACTGGGAGGACCAGATCAGTCGTATGACCAAGCGGAACCACCCGCAGTACGAACCTGGGAAGAAGATGCCGACGCACGGTGCTGAGGCCCCCTCAACCGCATGGAGCGAGCAAGAGGACTCCAGCGGTCGGTATATCTACTTCAACGCCTCCAGGCAGACCACAGAGGTCGTCTGATGGCTAAGGCTGGTGTCACGCACGATCTGACGATCACTCCTATCAGCGGGACCGCCAGTGGGTTCATGATGGCGCACACACGATCGGGGCGTCGCCCGTTCACGGTGCAGGACTACCGGACGATCGCTCCACGGCAGCTATCCGATGCGGAACTCTCCCAGGCGCAGTTCCCTGTCGAAGTGGAACTCCTCATGTTCCAGGAGGACTGGTTGAAGGGGATCGGTGGGATCAACCACCGTTTGGACTCCAAGTTCCTCGCGGACGGGAGGCAGGTGGACACCCAGTCAGGGAAGTTCATCCGTCTCATGCCGGACGGCGTGGACTCAACGGTGGACACGAACCCCTCCGAGTACGTGTCGAGCGGGTTCACGGCCCACGGGGATCAACTGTGGTCATGGATCGGTAGAGAGCCCTACCGATGGGACTTCGCTAACAAAGAGTGGGACAAGGGAACAGCGCCGGTCGTCGGGAAGGCCGCAGTCTACCGTAGCGGCGTTCATTTCAACGGATCCGCCTTCTGTACCCGGTGGGCGGACGACGCGGGCTCCAGCGGCTCTTACGTGGCCGCGGACGAGCCCTGCTACTACGTCCACAAGACCCCCTCGGCTACGGCATGGACGCTCATGCAG